ATCCATCCGGTGCTGACAGCACCGGTACATCCCATCAACCACATCATCCATCCGGTGCCGACAGCACCGGTACATCTCACCAACCACATCATCCATCCGGTGCCGACAGCACCGGTACATCTCTATATCAACAAATGGCCAACATCATTGGTACATCTCATCAACAAGATCATTTACCTGGGGCCGACAGCATCGGTACATCTCATCAATCACAAATTATACCTCAATCACCTAATGTACTATATCAACAAACGGCCAATATTATGGCCAACTCCATTGCTGCCATTGTTGATAATACACCTCAATCACCAAATGCCGCCGGCATTAATACCTCTCAATCACAAATTATACCTCAACCAGATAATTTACCTCATACACCTCAACCACCTAATTTACTATATCAACAAACGGCCAATATTATGGCCAACTCCATTTCTACCATTGTTGATAATATGACACAAGCCTATACACTTGCATATAAGGCTGAACTAGATAGTGCTGAAAATAAAAATAAAATTGCTAATGATAAAATGGTTTCAGCTGAACAAAATCTTATTCAGAAAAAAAATGCACTAGAGGTTGCTCAAGCCGCTCAAGCCGCTCATGCTGATCAAGCTGGTCAAAATAATTCTGGCATTATGTCTGCTCTTCAAAATGCGATTGATGCTAATAATACTGCTGAGAAGGAGGTTGAGGCGGCGGCGGCTGCTCAAAATGCAACTAGTGTGAAGCTTGCTGCTATCAAAGCAGCTGCCAAAAATACAATTACAACCAGCAACGTAGTTGCTGCCATGAAAGCAGCGGCAGAGAAAACCGCCGCTGAGAAACTTGCCGCTGAAAAAACCGCGGCAGAGAAAGCAGCCGCTGAGAAAGCAGCTGCAGAGAAAGCAGCCGCTGAGAAAGCAGCAGCAGAGAAGACGGCTGCAGAGAAGGCAGCGTTTGAGAAGGCGGAAGCAGAGAAAGCAGCTGCAGAGAAAGCAGCGTTTGAGAAAGCAGCAGCAGAGAAAGCAGAGTTTGAGAAGGCGGAAGCTGAAAAAGCAGCTGCAGAGAAGGCAGCGGCCTTATCAAACGCACAGGAACAAAAAAAACTGGCTGAAAAGGAAGAGACGGATACGAAGGCGGCTGCTGATGCGGCTCAAGCTGAGGTGGCAATAGCTGAAAAGGAATATAAACAAACTGAAGTTTCTCTACAACAAGCTGAAGAAGGTAAATTTGAAAAGGATAAAGCTGGAATCATTGCTGAGCTGCAGGGTGTTCTGCAGGATGCTTCTATAAAAGTTTCAGATGCCAAAGCAGTAGTTGGCGATACGGCGGCGGCTGCCAAAGCAGCAGCAGATAAGGCGGCGGCTGCCAAAGCAGCAGCAGAGAAAGCAGCAGCAGAGAAAGCTGCGGCAGATAAAGCAGCAGCAGAGAAAGTCGCTGCTGCCAAAGTCGCAGCAGAGAAAGCTGCAGCAGATGCCAAAGCCGCCGCAGAGAAAGCTGCAGCAGATGCCAAAGCCGCCGCAGAGAAAGCTGCAGCAGATGCCAAAGCCGCCGCAGAGAAAGCTGCAGCAAATATCAAAAAAAAACTTGATGCTGAGAAAGATGAACTTGATGCTAAGAAAAAAAAACTTGATGATGAGAAAGATGAATTTGATAAAAAACATAAAACCAGCAAACAGGAGATTGAGCAACAGGTAGAATCCCTTAAAAAACAATTGGCCATACTTGTAAAGCAGGTGTCACCTGAAAACCAGAAAGAGATGGCCTCGCTAGAATCCCTTAAACAACGATTGACCGAACTTGAAAAGGAGCTTACACAGATGACACCTGCAGACCAGGAAGCGGCGGCCCCGGCAGCAGCTGGAGTAAAGCCAATAGTTGCTGAAAGAAAAGTGAATTTAGGTCAGAAAGAGAAAGCACAAATCAAGGCCACCATTGCATTTGCCGATGCGGGTGCACAAGATCCTGGTATATTAGCTGAAGCAAATAGCACAGCCGCGCCATTTATAAAACATGCTGACTATCTAATTAACAACCTACTTAGAAACAAACTAGAGAATAACGAAAACACATGCATTGTAGTGCCGGGTAATAGTAATAATCCTTATAATGAAAAACATTTTCTTGGTAAAAATATTGCTATAAACCAGTGGATGAAATATGGTATAAATGAATCAAATAAATCCAATTATACGGGTCCAAGTCAAAAGTGGTATGTTAATCGGCTTGCTTGGAAATTATTTATTATTGACTTTTTAACTGAGCAATTTGATAAGTTGATAAAAGAATATCCAGGTCGTGTAGTATATGATACATGGGATAGAAAAGATGCAAGTGAAACAAATATTTTAGTTTGGGGCGCAAATGCAAGTAATTGGGAACAAAAAACAGATGACATTAACATACTCGGCAGCGGCCAGGCTGCGGTAATGGGTACTTATGGACCTGGTGTATTTGGTATCATTACAACACCGGGCGATGCCGGCATCCTACCACCTAGGGTAAATCAACCACCAAACAAATGGAATCAACCACAATCAACACCACAACAACCAACACCACAACCAAAACCACCAACACCAACACCACAACTACCACCACAACCAACACCACCAAAACCACCAAAACCACCAAAACCACCAAAACCACCAAATTGGTTTAATAGTATGTTTGGCTTTGACGAGAGTGATATTTGGGAGGAAAACGTAGAAAAATTTGAAATGAAGGATGATTGGCTTTACTGCAAGAGCTCTGATATATATCCAAGACAGTATGTTGGAAAATTTGAGTGCCCATCTCTAGAAGAACTGCGAACACGACTAAATACTTTAAAAACTAAGCCTAATGGCAAACTTACTTTCACGCATCTTCTCATAGGGCCGTCCATTAGCATTAAAGACTTACACTATGAGGAGAGCAATAACGGAGCAGTCTTCCAGGCGGCTAGTCAGTTCAACTGCCTTGAGATGAACTTACCAAACGTGCCGCCAAGTGCTGGCGTTACCATCTACATGAACGACAATACGCAGGGCCCTGCGTGTGCGCTCGCGTGCCCTGCCGGAACTGTGTATCGCAACTACCTAGTGAAGCACAAAGACTCTAGTGGGAATGAATTTACAGGGCAGAACGAAAAACAGATTGACAATCTGGAAGATATGGGCAAGGTTCTTGATAATAATAAGAATAAATACTGGAAAATGGAAAATGGTTATGCAATGCCTGAGAGGAGAGAATACTTAGTTGCACTTAAAATGCGTCTTGATAATGATCTTGATAATGTAATAAAAAAATGCGAAGCTGCGCTGCGTGTAGGTGTGCACTGGAGTACTGGGGTTAAGCCGCCGCATCATGCAAATCGCGTATGCCAAGTGTACGCGTCCGCGCTGCCCTGCGCCTACGTGAGTTATACATATACCCCCGACTGGGAGCCCTTTGCGCGTCTCGTTCTGCGCGCTGCGTATGAGGCCACGCTCGCAGTTGCAGCTATACTTTCCTTAAACCAAGAAAAACGCATCAAGTGCTATCTGACAACACTAGGAGGTGGTGTCTTTAAGAACGAGCCTATCTGGATTAAAGATGCAATCCAAAATGCGCTCAATAAATATAAAAAGTATGACATTGATGTAGTGCTCGTACATTGGATATCTTGGGCCTCAATCTATAAAGATAATATAGAAGAAATACCTTTAAAAGAAGTCCTAGTGCCTGTGCCACAAGACGATATTCCAATAGATCCTTATTACGATTATACACCAAATGATCATAAATATACTATTAATGCACATGGAGGAATTAGTAATATTGCTAATAAAGGTTATTTATCAATTATAATCCCTAAAAATGTAGAAATATATATTTTTGTAGAACTTGGTGAGAAATTGAGCTGCCACAAAAATCAGTTTGAACACTTATGTGGTTTTACAAGAAAAAAGAATAATACAAATACAAATGAATTAGCAGAAGTAACTAATATGAACCCGCTTTATAAATATACAGAGTTTAATGTGTTTCCGAATGTAAATTTTTCAACTGATCATCGAATAAATTTTAACGCGGGTATAGAGTATTGTCGAAGACCACAAGATAATGAGCGCATAATTTATAGTATAGATGCGAACCCGATGCAAAAATGTAGTTGTGCTTCTATTGAGCTTGGCGGGTACAAGATTACTGGCAACTTCGCAAAGGATAAAATCCTCATTAAACAAATGCCAAACAACCATAGATATGATTGTGAAAAAAATTATAGTCAGTTTTATAAAGATAAACTAACACTAGATAAATCCAAATGTGGCCGTATTTATTTAAGTGAGGCTATTACGTTAATTCAAGAACATTTTGCCAAACTACCGCCAAGTGAAAAAACATCAAATACAAAAATTAAAATTTTTATTGCAGCTTGTATGAGTGTTTTCGAAGAGGTTATCTCTTATGTCCCACGGACCGTTGATCATATTTTTGTAAAGGAATTAACTGATTATAGGCCGGCAACATTAGAGCCTAGATATTCAAAACACAACACTAAACATTATTATTTAGTTATAAATAATATAAATTACCACTTTATTTTTCCAAATACTATTCTAGATGACTTGCCAAAATCATCAAATACCAGATTTACAAAATTAGCCAAAAGATATATAAATGCAATAATCCAATTTCATATAGATAAAACAAACTTACCAATCAATATATATATTGATTTAACTGGAATTAAAGAACTTGTGGAACAAATTAATTTGGAATATGCTCTTCAATCGTATCCTGACCAAACAAAAGAGCTATATAACTTAATACTAGCTGGAATCAAAAAAGCTGAAATCAAAAAAATACAATAAAAATAATATAGTATAAATTATAATTATAGTTATTATAACATTGGTTCTAGATATTAAATAAGGCCAATAAGGCAAATAATATGAAGTTATTATGCCAAATATACAACCTATATATTGAATTATATTTGGTTCCATATATTTTTTAATATTTGTCAACGGATATAATAAAATTAAATGTAATAAAATTATTATTCCTAATATAATATGTATTATAGTATTACTATTATTAAACTCATATTTATATATTAAATATGTATCAATTGTTCCTATAATTGCAATTGTTATAAAAGCATAACTAAAATATTTAATATATTTTTTATGATATATAATGAAAAATGAAATTGGAACTAATACCCAAGATAATTGTCCGCGACTATAATAATGAAAAAATTTTGAAAAAATATTATTACTTGTTAAATTAAAACTAGATGTGTTCATTAATTATTATTATTATATATATTAATAATAATTATACAATAATTTTTTTAAATACTCCAATTGTTCTACATAAAGGACATTTGTTACTTAATGAATAACTACAATTTTCACATACACACATATGACAACAATTCATATTGGCATGCGTTTTTTTTTCAATCATACAAACACAACAGGACAACTCTTCTTCGCGCTTTTGAATACTATTAATTAGTTGGGTGAGTTGGATTTGTGTTTGATTGATTTGATTTTGCATAGTTGTTTTTAGATTTTTCACCTCATTTTGTAATTTAATTATTTCATCTTGATAGAATCTTTCAAGAACTATTTTAGAATTTTTGCAATTAATATCATAATCATAATTAGAATCGTAATAATAATTACAATTATTATTATTATAATTGTAATTACAATCATAATTTTTATTATTAATTTTACGAAGCATATATTAGCGTATGAAGTATAATTTACTTAGCAATATTTATTTTTTCAATTTTTTCTGTTTTTTCTGTTTTTTTTGTTTTTTTTGTTTTTGGTCTATTATTGTTCATAATAATATTAGTGTGAATTGAAATTAGTTTTTTATTTGGAATAAATTTTTTTTGAATAGAATATCCTCTAATAATAGGTTTATTATTATTAATTAAATAGCTTGATAACATCATTTCTTTTGTTTGTATAAATGGTCCATTCTGGATTTTTCGGGTAACTCTTCGTTTAGACAGCTTATTTTTTTTTTTTTAATATTTATCAAAAGACATTTATTATATATATTATATATATTAAATGAGAAAAAATAAATTTTTATAGTTATTTTAAAAATTGATTTTAAATTGCATTTTAGTTTAAAAAATTACAATCTAAAACAGAATGGCCACAACAAGTACAATAAAAAAAGTGGAACTAAAACCTTTGGCAAAGATCCCAAAACTATTATCAATGCACACTTCTTTAACAGTGGATGATAAAGTGACATGTGCTATTTGTTTAGAAGAATATGATGAGTGTGTTTCAAAATTTGTAAAGAGAAGAGTAGAGACCTCATGCGGCCACATATTCCATAGATCATGTTTGAATAAATGGTGTTACGCACATACAGGAGGTTGGACGTATGGTGTAATTTCGTGTCCGACATGCCGAGGAGAGATATATATTGATGATGGCAGCGATAAAAAAGTGTTTGCCTGGTTAGTCGGGTGTAATTGTTGCACGAGACATCAAGAAAATCGTCCGTCCGTATATGCTTATGACGAAGACGTAGACAATAGAGTTATGTCTGTGTCAGAAGAAGAGGCGCTGAGAACTCTTACCACAAATGAGTATATTGATTGGCGCCGTGCGAACAATCGTCGTCGCCAAGATGATAGAAATTTTTGCGGTTGCTCTTGCCGGCATGAAATGCGCGCAATTATTCGTCGTATTGCTAAATCTTAAATAAATCCTAAATAAATCCTAAATAAATCCTAAATAAATCAATAAATTTTAAAATTGAAATTTTTTATTTTATTTATCTATTTCTACACTCACACTCATGACCTCTATCTGTATCTGCATTCCAAGCGTCCGTCTCTATTCTTGCATGGACTACAATTTTGTGAAGCAACTATTTGAATATTATTATGGAGAAGGCTGCGTTGAATTTATAGATTTTTGTCCAAAAATGAGACATGGCACAATGATGCATACGCTCTTCATACATCTAGATTGTAAATCTAGTCCAGCAGCAATGTCTATGCGTGAACATCTAAATAAGGGAAACTATATTCTATTAAATTGTGTCTTTGATGACAATGAGAATGGTGTCAATGTAGTGAAAAAACTCGTATGGAAATGCGTAAAGTCCCGTATAAACGCAAAAAAACAACTGGCATATGCTAAGACGCGCGCAGGCTCAAATCAACTCCGCGAAGAACAACGCATTCGCGAAGAGAAACGCAGTATTGAAGAAATATTATTGCTTCTTCCTGCGCCTGGAAATCTAGAAAAACTAGAAGAACTTCTTACTGGAACCGCAAAATATGCGGAATTGTGCAAACATGCTCTAACTGAAGCAATCGCCTTGGCAAAAGCAAAGGCGGTGCCAAGCGACAATCCATGGGAGTATGATTTGGCAAACTCAACTAAGCGAGTAGTATTAGAAAACCGTATGGAGTGGTTCATGCTTAACCATAAGAGCCTCCAAAAGACTCTTGATACTGCGGCTGAACAGGTGAAATATATAAAATATCTCCAAGAGAGCATTACGTCGCAAGCTAAAGAATAAACTCACCTAGTTAAAATCTATCAACTCGTCCTAATTTATATTTTTTTCTTCGGGCTTTTATTAGTTGTTTTTTACTAAGCTCTGCGTGCGTTTTTGGAGTTTTTTTTGTAACTCGTAAGCTTGGTCTATAAATATCATTTTTATATTTATAACCAGTTTCGCCTCGTTGATTGACCCATTTTTCTTTAAACCAACGAGCCAATCCTTTTTTATAAGTTTTTTTACCATAATATGGGGACTTTGTAGATCCATATTTTATTGAAAACTGTTTTTTATATTCTTTTACTAAAATACCACTTCTATATGCACTATGTTTAGGATATAATGCATATATTTTTTTCTTTGTTTTATTATATAATTGAGGATCCACTGGCTCCATATATTATAATATATAGATATTTATTATAATATATAAAATTTGATGAATTATGTGAATTATGATTTTGCAACTCCAATTACTCCGCACGCCAAACGCGCTCCAGCATTGCCTGTAATGAGAGATTCTGGATTGTTGGCTCTACCTAAATCGTCTTTATCTTTGTGAATAATAATACTTCTTCCAATTATAGATTTTTTGCTCTTTTTATTTAGAGTTAGAATATTTGTTGATATTTTTTTGGTGCCGCGAGCATTCTTTTTTTTATTAAAAATATTGCCTAAATCGCCATTGTGTTTTTGCTTATAAGTTGGTCCTCCATGAATATTTTTTTTATAAGTTGTAAAATGCGGTCCTGCTGTTTTACAGCCTTCTGATAAATCGCCATACTCGTGAATATGAAATCCATGATAGCCTTTTGGTAGGTTTTCAATATTGTATTTAATATATAACTTATTATTCTTTTGTGTGAAACTAACTACACCTTTAACATTATTATTCTTAGAAAAATGTTTATCTGGATATAATATGGCAACTGCGCGTTTAGTTTTTTTAGTTTTCATTATATATCTATCTATCTATATATATATATATAGAATAGATAGTATATATAATTAGTCTTTTTCTCCTATTTAAAGAAATATTTAACTTTAAATATTCATAACGACTAAAACTAAAAAACAAAAAACCTATATTTTTTAATTTAACTAGTTACAGTCCCTGATCACCCTCCACATATTTTTTTAGTGCAATTTTTTTTAGTTTTATATTTTTTAGTGCAACCATCCTTATTATATCCCAGTCTATCTTTTTTTTGATTAATGTTATATTTTTTTATGAGATAATTAATATCACTTGCAACCGCATCACATTGTTCTTTTGTTAAATTATTTTTTTTTGGCGCGGATTGTAGTGAGACTAACATAAAATAGGAAGATAAAGCATATCCATATTTAACTTGTTCAAGTGATAGTTTTTTTTCTTCTGACTCTGGTAAAAGTTTATGTAAATAATGTAAAACTTTATTTTTTTCTATAACTTTAAGACTTTCTTTATATTTTTTAACCTGTTTATTTATAAACTTAACAATTGAGGCAATTCGTTTTTTCTGAGGATCATTTATATTATAGTTAATTCTACTAAACATTAAATTGCGAATATCACTAGTACTCATATTTATTTTTGTATCCATATTTATATATATATTATATGCATAGAAAATAATATATATTTTTATAAATGTTAAGAATAACATTTACCGTTTCTTTGTTTTAAATTTTCGGTCACAAACAGTCTTATCATAATTACCCTTATGCCTTTCAGTAAAATTATATTTTTTTATAAGATATTCAATATCGTTTTTTAAATTATTGCATTGTTCTTTATCTATATTAAATCGTCTTGGCATCTTATGCAAAATCCCTAACATTACATACGCGTTATGTGCTTGCCCATATTTCATTGATTCTATACTTGGTTTTGTTTGATGTCTCTCATTTCTTTTTTTTGTTTCTTTACTTGTTTCTTTATTAATAAAAGCAATAAGCGATTTAATGCGTTGTTTTTCAGGATCACTAGGATTATATTTAATTTTTCTCATCCATTTTGCAAACATATTATTTTTATAATATAAATTTTTATCATTTTTATTACTCATAGTATATATTTAAGCAATAATAAAATATTTATATTATTTTTCTAAATATATATATGCCATTTACTCCTTCTGATGGCGCAACAAAAGAAGAAATTCGTCGTGAAGCAATTGTGTGGGCAATGAAAGAGGCAGCAAGTCGGAAAGAAAGAGAGAAAGCCGCGAGGATAGTAACAACAATTCCTGAAAATCTCAATACATCAATGGAAGAGACAAAGAGTTATGCGGAAATGGCAGGAATAACGTGGCCGCCTCATTATCACAATCTAGTTCAAGTAATTGACGGTTATATGGAAATTCCTATAACAAAGAAAATAATAATATTAGTTCTCTCTAATGATGATGTTAATAATTTTGCAAGTCAAGATATATATAAAATAAAAAATAGAATAAAAACACAGCAAATAAAAGAACTAGATGTAAATGATCCGGATAATATTAACTTAACTATTGTATTTAAAAAAATTTATGAACGATTAAATTCACTTGACCAAATACCTAAACAAAAATTAAATATAGAGCTTAAAAAAAGATATGACGAAGAACAAGGAAAACCATATATACCCATTCCATGGTGGCCTGTGGCAGCTGGAAAAACAAAAAAAAAGTCTAAACGTCGCAGAAAGTCTAAACGTCGCAGAAAGTCTAAAACACTGCGTTAATTTACAAACTATAGTTTAGGAATAATTAAATATATTTATAATTTTATATTTATAATTTTATTATTTTCTAGAGATATATATATATAAATGACTTGCGGAAATACTAATGGAGGCAATGGCGGCAATAATCATAAATCACCACCAAACAATTATGATAAATGGAGATTTTCAATTATGGGCGGTTTAATTGTGTTATTAATATTTAATAATTATATATTTAAATTAACAAATAGTATTTTTGGAAATGTGTTAAATCGTAGAAACTGTCCCACATTATTTGGTTATGTATTACATACATTTGTTTATATTTTACTTGTAAGATTATCTATGGGATATTAAGCATTAACTCTATGAAATCTTAAAAAATAAATTATAAAAGTAAGAGCAAAATATAAATTCGCAACAATAAAACTAACATTAAAACGATTTTTTGAGTTTAATTCAATATTATTATATTCTAATATTGGATCAATAAAAGTAAAAGTATCTCCGCAAAGTTTGCTTTCTATTACAGTTAGAACACATCCTTTGAAATACATAAAGGCAGAAAATACAAATAATAAATTAAATATTAATATATGATATGAGAATTTAGAAACATAAAACATCAAAATAATGGTGTATATTGGAGTCATAATATGCCATCCTCTAATATACATTCCTAATGTATAATTACTTATTTTCCAGTTATCGCACAATAATTTAAAATTATTAGCAACTATATGTTTTTTATCTTTACTTCTATCTTTAGCTACATATTTAGGTATCTCTGTAGGTATCTCTGTAGGTATTTCTGTAGGTATCTCTGTAGGTATCTCTGTAGGTATTTCTGTAGGTATTTCTGTAGGTATTTCTGTAGGTATTTCTATAGGTATTTCTGTAGGTATTTCTATAGGTATTTTTTTTACTATATGTTTTTTTTCTACTTTATCATTTTTATTTTCCATTATTAATTAATTAATATTTATTAAAAATAAATATTAAACTAAATTATAAACTAAATTATAAGTTTTATATAATGGTTAAATTAAAAAAAATTAAAAAAAACAATCCAGAAATACAAGTTAAAGAAAACAATCCAGAAATACAAATTAAAGAAAATAATCCAGAAATACAAATTAAAGAAAACAATCCAGAAATACAAATTAAAGAAAACAATCCAGAAATACAAATTAAAGAAAACAATCCAGAAATACAAGTTAAAGAAAACAATCCAAAAAACAATAAGTTTTTTTATATTGCTATATTTCTTAGTATTTTTATAGTATATAAAAATAAAACTGGCTCTAGCTATATATTAACATTATATAATTTACGTTATCTAGCACTTTTAGGTTATATTAGTTATATAATCTATCACTCTGTAAGTTTTACAAATTTATTAGAAAAAAATAAATACATACAAATTAAACAAAGTTTTCAAATAAATAAACTTTTTTATATTGCGGTCTTAGTGAGTGTTTTTATATTATATAAAAATCAAAAAGGTTCAATCAGCTTTGTAGTAACATTATATACTTTATTTTCTATAGCATTAGTTGGTTATATTAATCATATTATCTCTCACTCTATAAGTTTTACAGATTTATTAAATAAATATATTATTTTTACAGAAGATAACTTTTTTAAAAAAATCATAATAAAAATAACCTCTTTTTTGGATTTTCATAGAAATATTCATCATGACACAACTATAAATAAACAACCACATAATGTAGTGTATGAGTTTATAAATAATTTTATTGTACAAGGAGTATTACCCTACTTATTATTTCAGTTTTTTAAACTATTGGATGTTAGAGTTTGCTTTTTATGGGGTTTTTTTTATGCGAGCGTCCATAATATAAATTATTTTTATACAAAACCAAAAACTCATATACAGCATCATATAGATTGTCATAAAAATTATGGAATTGACATATTTGATATAGTTTTTGGCACAAAATATGATACTAATGAAATTGAAAATATGAATCATATGGGTATAAATTTAATAATTTGTGCTTTTATAATCGTGTATCTAAATAAGTATCTTAATAATTTATTTAATAAGTTTAAATAATAAATAAGAAGAATAAAATAAAATACCTCCCCAAATAGTATCAATTAAACTAATAATTGGGCTCCATTTTTTAAAGATTGCTAAATTGGTGGTTTCATACACACCATAAATTGCAAATCCTAAGAAAAAGGCTTCATAAAGAGGTCGTTTCTTTAAAATAATAAAATAATATAATAGAAATATTAAAAATACATAACAAAATAAGGCAGGTATTAAAGCAAATTCTAAATTACTATGTTGTATATTTCTTATCATTGTAAAAAAATTATTTTTCATTAAATATAAATAAATAGAATCTAAAAATGTAAAAATAACAGTTAATTTAAGTATCTCTAAATACATATTGTATATTATATATTATATAATATATTATATTATATAATTTAAATTTTAAAAATAAATTGAAATATAGGTAGTAATATGAATTATAGTATTATGAATTCTAGTATTGCAACAAAAACAGAACAAATGAAAAAAATTCTGGAGGTATTAGAAAAATGTAATATTTCTACAAATAACTATATATCTTCGGAAAAGCCATTCTTTTATAGTGATACTAATCAACAACCATTTAAACAATTCAATAATTTATTTACAAATGCTCTAATACCAGAAGGATTAAATAGAAATATTAAAAATATATATGAAATATTAGGAGACTCAAAAAAAGAAATATACTTTGATGTATGGACTATTATGAGTCTTGATGAAGCATTAGAACGGTACAATAAATTATGTACCCAAGGACAAAGTAATGTATTTGATATTGGATATAAATATGCTGGTATGGGATACATTGATGTATTAAGCTGTGATTTAACTGATCATCTATTATTTTACAGAGTTGATGGGGGGTCTAATGATTATGATAGAATAGATAATTTAAATAATTTAATTAAAAATGGCTCAGAACCTTCTGATAAATTTTATTTTAGTGATTGGTTTTATAATATTTTATAATTTTATAATAAATTGCAGACTTTTATTAATTCTAATATATAATAACATTACCATTTATTTTTTTTAACATTAATTTTTTGTCCGGTTCTTCTTACTCCTTTACTTGGATCATACACATCATCTTCATCATCAGAAACAATGTTTTTGGATATTTCCCAAAATTCACGGGAACCAAGTTTAAAATCTTTATGTGATTCTGCTTTATACCAAAAAATTTGGTCTTGTAATTTATTTGATTTAACATTATTATTAATAACTAAACATTCAAAGTTTTCGGTACATTGGTCCATTACTTGACAAAATGATTCAAATGTAGGAAACATACCAGCATAATTTTCATAAATTCGTCTTCTATTTGCTATATATGGTTCTCTCAATATAAATACATAATCTATATTAGTTCTTAATGTTGGAGGAATACCTAATGGATATTGCATAGTAATTATTAACATAATTTTCCAATGACGACCATTCATAAATAGCAAACGCATCATTTTATCTCTGGTCCATCTATCATCAAACAAACAATCATCTAATATTACAAATGCTCTTGGGTCTATTGAGCTTTTTTTATATACTTCCATATCTTTTTTAATTTGTTTCAGAACCGTTTTTTGTCTTTTTAATATATTCTCAATAATAAGAATATTATATTCATCATGAATAAATAATTTTGGAATATGGGTAGCATAAAACCCGTTTCCCGCTTCTGTTCCTGATATTACTGTACCTATTGGAATATCTTGATGATAATATAATAAATCTCTAACTAAAAAAGATTTACCGGTATCACGACGTCCAATAAGAACAATAACAGGACCTTTAGTTTCTTCTGGTCTAAAACTAATACTTTTCATATCAAATTTTTTTAATTGTAAAGTCATTTATAAATATTTTAGAAATAAAAATAATATTATTTACGCTAATTTTATTAATTTTTATTAAGTTTAAAAAATAAAAAAAAAGTATTTTAATAACCTAAATGAATTTTACATATAGAAAATCGCCAAACTTAGATTTATTTAAAGATTTTGAGGATTCTAATTTAGTAAATGCTCAACAATCGCAGAATTATATTCCATTATATAATAATTTTTTTAAATTATCAGATTCAAATTACAATAGTATAAATTTAAATCATAAATATAGTTTAAACAGTATAATTGAGAAAATAAATGAAAATAAATATAAAGGAACAATTAAAAACAATGAATCAAACAATGAATCAAACAATGAATCAAATAATATTATAGAGACAACTATTTTTATAAAATATGCGCCTTTATTAGACCCATTTAAGTTTCTTGCTGGAAAATATGATTCTTGTATTTTTGAATTACCAAAACTAGATTCTAAATCCCAATTTGAAAAACTTGATTGCCCTAATAATTCAGCATATATAGACAGTTTTTTTATATATTTATCAAGCCAATTATTAAATTATAAAAATTTTTTACATGGAATTAATTTTTATGGTTCTTTTTTAGGAATAAAGAATGAATATATTATTGATGTAAGCGATGATTTAGATATGTTATTTTCCAGTAATTTTTTTTATCAAAATAAACACTTATATAAATTTGTTAACAGCGAACAAGAATCATTATTATTGAATGATAAATCAAGACGATATAAAAAACCAATAAAAATTTCTAGTGATTGTGATATATCATTATTAGATATAGAAATAATAGAATCAAATATACCAATTGTAGATATAACTTCAGATATAAGCGCCGATGATACTTTAATTTATAATATAGAAGGAACTGAAACTGAAGTAGTTACAAAACTAAGAGAAACAGCGAAAACAACAGAAGACAGTTGTTCTGATATATCATCTCGCTCATCTAAATCAAGTTCTAATGCTTCAAATAATGAAACTAATAAAGACGAAAGCGAAGACGAAAGCGAAGATGAAAGCGAAGACGAAGGCAACGATGAAGATGAAGATAAAGACAATAGTGAAAATAATAGTTCTTATTCTGGCTCAAGTGGCTCTTCTGATGAAATTAATGATATAATGGTATCAGTGAAAGAGTTTCCTGTAAATATAATAACAATTGAATGTTGCGAAAATACATTAGATGATTTATTAGTAAATGATAAAATAGATAACAATGAATTAACGTGTGTAATACTTCAAATATTAATGATACTTATTACATATCAAAAGTTATTTAAATTTACTCATAATGATTTACATACAAATAATATAATGTATATTAAAACGGAAAAGAAATATTTATATTATAAATATAATGACAAACATTATAAAATTCCAACTTATGGAAAACTTTTTAAAATTATAGATTTTGGACGAGCAATTTATGAGTATAAAGGACAAGTTATGTATAGTGATAGTTTTCATAAAGATGGTGATGCTGCAACTCAATATAATAGTCCTCCATTTTATAATACTAATAAACCACTTATTGAACCAAATATGAGCTTTGATTTATGTAGATTAGGCTGTTCTATTTATGATTTTATTATTGATAAATATGATGATAACAAAAATATGAGCCCAATTCATAAAATAATTCTTGATTGGTGTTTAGACGATGAAGGGAAAAATATGCTTTATAAAAATAATAATCAAGAAAGATATCCAGACTTTAAATTATATAAAATGATTGCCAGAAAAGTACATGGCCATTTACCGCATAAAGTATTACAACAAAAATTATTCAATAAATTTATGGTTCCTAAAAAAGAAATTAAATCTGGGTCACTAATAATGAATATTGATACTATTAGTTTAGATTAATTTATATTATTTATGGTAATAATACTAGAAAATTTTTTTTCTAATTCAAGTAAATATTTATGCAATATACTTGTTATTATTGTTGATATTAATAAAAATATACCAGCATGCCAAGCAATTCTTTGATCAAATTTTTTAAAGTATTTATAACTACCAGACCAAGGATTAAACTTATAGATTAATAATACACCAATATAAATTTTAAGAAATTGTTGAAATACGAATAATACATTTTCTATATTATATTTCTTTATAATAATTTCTATTTTAGATAATACAACTGATAAGTATAAAGATTTTTGTTTTATTATAGAAACTATTAATAAATTATTATTACGCCAAATAGATAATAATATAACTAAAAACCAAGATAAATATAAAATTATAATAAATAATTTTTGATGCCATTTTAAATCGTCATCCATACTATATATTATAATTTTAAATATATTTTAAAATTATATCTAAACCTTCAATAATTAAATTTTTTAAAATTTAGGATTATCAATAAATACAGGAGCTTGTCCTAAACTAGTTGTTTGCTTAACTAATTGTTCATTTATAAAATGCCCTACAATAACACTTAAATATACTAATATTCCATCAATAACTAACTGTTTTAAATTAACTGTTTCTTTTAATATTAATCTGGTTTCTAAAAATTTAAAAATTATAAATAGAATTGATACAACCGCTGCACTATATATATAATCCATAATATATTATAAGTATTATTAAGTTTTTTTTTTATTAACGAATTATAATTCAATAACATCTAAATTTAAATCAATTGAAGACCCCAAAGAAATTTTATCAGAATCATTATTATATAAATTTTCATTTTGTTCTTTTATTTTTCTCTCATTCGCAAGTTGCTGTAATGTATTTAAATCTTTTGGGGCAAGAACTTCTGAATGAACACCATCTTCTTTTATAACTATATCTTTATCTTGAAAATTAATTTTTAATTTTTCTAAAGAACTATTGTTTGTATTGCTTGTATTGCTTGTATTGAGATTTGATAACTCATTTTTAAAATCTTTTGCGTAATTTTCTAATTTATTATCTGTTAATAATGGATTTGCTGATAAGTCAACTGGTACATTTGATGTAATATTATCTGGATTGAGTGTAGAATTATTTGGCTGAGCAGATTGAGCCTTCTGAGCTTGCTCAGCTTGCATATTTAAAACTTCAACTTCTTCGCTTTCTTCCATATAAGATTGTAGAATTTTTTCAACAGGAATATTATCTCTAATTGTTAAAAGTATGGCTTCTTTTACTAAAAATTCTACTTCATGTTTATTTTTTTGAATTTGTAATGGATATAAATCTTTTTCATATAAATAAACATTTGTATATAATTTACGAGCAACATTAATATATACATTATGAATAAATGTATTTACAGATGGAATATTAATATCTATTTTTTTTGACTTTTGTCCAACACGAATACAGGTAAGTGCTTTTAATTGAATAATATGGACGCATGTTATTAAATCTTCTAAATATTTACATCCACTATTAGTTTCAATTCTTTTAGTTTCTTGTTCTATTATACTTGGATTCCATTGTGGAATCGCACATAATAAATTTTGAAACGTCATTAAATATTTATTTTCTTCTTTTTCATTAATACAAATAGTTAAAGCTTCTTTAAATATTGATTCAATACCTATAATAATATGATGTGTCAAGAGAGATACTAATCTTGCGCACCACTCATTTTTTGATTCAGTTAAACTAGTCAAAGAATAATCATCCATTTATATATTTAATATATTTTCTAAATCATCTTCAGAACGATAAAAAATTAAATTTAATATAAATAAAATTGTTATAAATTCATTATGTATTTCTATTTTAGATTTTTGAATTGTTGTTAAAAGTTTATATTTATATTGATTGTTTATAAATGTGCTAGTAATATAATTAATTAAATCATTACCGCTAATTCCTTTATTATACAAATATTCAGTTATTTTATATATTTTCTCTGAACTATCTATATTTTCTAAAGCTAGTTTAATTATTGATTTTATTTTATAACTTTCATTTTTAATAGTAATAAACTTATTATTATTTATGTTATAAATATGTAAATTAATTGGTTTGTTACTTATAATAGGCAATGGAATATATATCTCTGAAAATCTAGATAAAATTGGATTTAATAATTTATATTTATCTTCTACTATTATAAAAAATCGGGTAGAATGGCTAAATAATTCAATACATCTTCGCAAAGCAGACTGAGCATCTATAGTTAATTTATCAGCATTTGATAAAATAATTGTTTTAAATAGTATTCCATTTTGAGAATGGATATTGGTTTTGGCAAAAAATTTTAGGTCTTCTCTTATAAACTTTATGCCTTTGCCTTGAGCACAATTAATAAATAAAACATATTTCTGTTTCATTTCTTTATTTCCATAAATTTTATCTATAAATTTTAAAACTAATGTTCTCTTTCCTGAACCACTCGGTCCATGAAATAATATATTTGGAATTTTTTGATTTTTAATAAAATAATCTAATTTTTCTTCAATATTTTCATGTATAATTATATTTTCTTTCATAAATTATTTATTATTTATAATTAATACTTTATCTTTAATAAATTATTAATTTATCTTTTAACAATTTTAATAACTATTCAATGACTTCGCATATGGATTGGATTTAAAAGCTTGTAATATGCTTGGGTCTATTCTCTCTAAATTTTCTTCTTTATATTGTTGAGGCGCATGAATCTTTCCAATGCTTTCTATTGAGGGAATTGTCAATGAATTGTCAACTGGTACACTTCTAATAAAATCATTTGTGGTTAATCTATTATTTACACGATCATTATCTCTACGATTTATATTCATGTTTATATTTCCGCTATATATTTGTGTTCCGCCAGCCATTGGCCAACTTTGTTGTGTTTTATTTACATTATTATGTTGGTTATTCCACGCCGATAAATCCATCGGCGCATTTGTTGCGCTAGTATTTCCTATATTACCAGTTACTGATGAGTTTCCAAAATTACGTTGTTGTGTTTTTGCCGTGATATTAGTATTCTCATAACCGCCACCTGGATTATTTATTTGTGATATATTTAAATAATTTAAACCAATTTTATCAATTGTAGTTTGTTTTGTTGTTGTTTTAAGTCGGTCACCTGGATTTGTTATTGGAAGTTTTGGAACACTACATTGAATATTGCCTAATTGATTTGAATTATGTATTACATCTTCTTTTCTAGTTGGTTTTAAAACATCTAATATTGGAGCAAAGATTCCTTTCACAAAAGATGACACATTTCTAAAGTCTGTATTATTGGCATTTTGGTTTATATTCTCACTTCTATTATTATTTAAAATAGTAAAACTTTGTTTTCCATAATCTTGGTCTGATATATTATTTTGTCCCAGTGAAGTAGGTGGATTTAAATTTAAAGCACGCGACGGCTCTGTTCTGTGAGTTTCTTCATAATGTGACTTTGTATAAATGCCTTTATTTGTAGAGTTTGTCCCGCTTCCAAAATATTCTGCCAATAAATTATTTGTATCTGGCATCATTTGTTGTGGTTGTAATGTTTGTCCTAATGAGTTTCCTGTTGTAGTAAACCAATGCTGTGGACCCATTGAATGAGCTTGATCTGGTCTATTTTTTTCAACAGTACCAATTGAACCAATATTTTTAATTGGATAATTTGGAGCTCCTTCATAACCATCTAAATTATATGTAATTTTTGGATTTGTTTTAGTTCTTAATTCATCAACTGTTGGTGGTAACCATGATTCTCGTGCGCTCATTCCAGAATTAAAACCACCATCGCCTTGAGTAGTATTTCCTAGTCCTAAACCTGGACCAACTCTTTCTTGTGTCCAAGGAAGAACATTCGCATATTTTTGTGAAGTAACTTGTCTTGATCGTATAAAGTCAGTTTGATTTGGTGTTCCATGTGCATATTGGATATTTGTTTCTGGTTTAAATAATGGTGCTGTTTCTATTTTTTTAATATTTTGCGTTCCAGATCCACTCATTGCATCTAATATATAAGGGTTATTGTCTATGCTATTTTGTGTAACCTTTGAACCAAAAAAAGGAACCATATTTTTATGCGTAAAGTTTTGCGAAGTTAAAGTTTCGCCTGATAAACTTTTAATATTATTTGAGTTATTTGAGTTATTTGAGTTATTTGAGTTATTTGAGTTATTAAAAAATACATCAGTGGTTTGACCTTGACCATTGTATTGTCTTATAGAATTTTCATTTTTAGAACTAATAGTTACACTTTCGGTTGGATAGTTTATATCAGGGACATTAGTATTTGTTAAAGTATTTAATTTATTCAAATTTGTATATGCTTCTTCTTTTTTTTTATTTGAATTACAATATATATATATACCTCCAAGTGCTAAAATAGGTAGTGCTAGTGCCGCCATTATATATAAACTATAATATTTTTATAAATATTTTATATTATACATTAATACTTAATTAATATTAATATATAACTATTTATGCTTAATGTTATGCTTAATAATTATTAGTAAAACTATCTTTACTATGTTGTCGTGTATCAATATTATTAATAAATTGTTTTTGAATATTTGCCTGAGGGTCTTCTAATGGATAAGCCCAATTTATTCTTTCTAAATCTTTTAATTGCCATGCAGGTAAAACTGCTCTTGATTGATCTGTTATTGCAAAGTTAATTATTGGATAATCATTTTTAACATAGGTTGTTTTAATATATGGGTCTCTTGAATTTAGAACAAAATCATATTTTGTTATTTCTTTATTAATACCTAATAAATTACTATTAATATCAATTATATGATTTCCAATATTTCCACCAAACTTTTGTAATCTAATTTGTGGATCTATAAAAAAATTGGGATTTAACCCATTACCAGGAACATTTAACATATAATTTAGAGTATTACTACTTGAAAGTAATTTACATTTAATATTTGCTTCGTCATCCCTTGAAAATGCCATTTATATATAATATATAATATATTCTATATTCTTAATTTAAAACAAAAATTAAAAAATAGTTGGTCGTTGATTCTTTAATGGAATAAACATATTTTCTTTAATAAGCCGTGTATTTTCAAAAAATTTAATTTCTTCTAAATTACTTTTAAATAATGGTAAAAACTCTTTTCTTGGTTCAACTAAATTGTTTGAACCAATATTTAATAATGCTGATTCAATATCTACAGCATTAAATGAGAATAAATTGGCTGGCATTTTACTTGGGTTTATATATCGCGGAAATGCTGGATTATAGGCATCGCCATTTGGCCCATTATCATATAATTTATGATTCATTATTTTATTAATTGCTTGTTGCTCTAAACAATAATTTGCTGCGCTATTTTTATCCCGTGTGCCTCCTGTATTTTTACATAATGAAGGACTAATACCTTGAATATATTCGCAAAACATTATATTATTAGTATATATTAAAATGATAATTAATAAAAATAATAAAAATAATAAAAATAATAAAAATAATAAAAATAATTAAAATAGTTTACAATATGGAGCTTTAAAATCACATGTGACAAAGATATATATAGTTATTGAAAAACAGCAAATAATTGCAATAATATAATAGATTTTAAATAGTATAAAATAATAGGTATTTAAATGTATATATATATTTAAAGCAGGTGTGACTGTTTGTCTGCATATAATACATGTTTCATTTTTCATAGTCCATTTTTTATGGCATGTATTATGAACATAATAAGTTCCACAATGTTTTAACTCAATTAACTTGTTTGATTCTTCTGGTTCTAAACAAACAACACAAGTATCCATTTATTATTTTATTCTATTAATTATTTTATTCTATTAATTATTTTTAATAATTCTTGATAATTATTATTAGTATTATTAGTATTATTAGTATTAATAATTAAACACAAAATTTTATGTGTAATATAAAAATAAGAATAACTAAAGCATAATTGAAAAATTATAAAGTCATCGTTTTCATTGTTATAATTAGAATTAGATGTTCTAACTTTCGCAATTAATTTTTTAATTAATTCATTTGTTTTATATAAATCATATAATTTAGTCGTAGTTAAAGCAATTGTATTAAAATACTCTTCTAATGATTGCGATGAATTAGTTATATCATAATTGAATGCTTGTAAAAATTGTAATTTAAATAATTTATCAGAATCATCAGCATCATCAGGGTCATCCATAAGATGATAAGTACAGACAAAATCTGTAACATATGAAACCATTTAATAATATAAATATATTAACAAGTAATATTTATATTATTAAATTTTAATATTAAATCTTAATTAGTTTACTTCTTCTCTCGCTAATAATCTAGAAGGGACACCTCCTCTAACCCAGCCATCACTTGCTGAGTTCTCAATAAAGTTTGCTGGATTTGTTAATTCTGTTTTAAGTGATGGAATTAATGGAATATAAGTTAAATTAAAATTTGTTACTTCAGAGATTGAATCTGTGCTTTTAGAGTAATAATTATATAAACCACTTCTTAAGGTATTTTCTAAAGGAATATTTACCTCTCCTTTTCCTAAATATGGAAGTGTATTAAATATTCTTTGTTGAATTAATTCTTTTTCTCTAAGGTTTGTTCCTTGTCCAAATGTTAATACATTATTTTCATCTACATTATTGCTATTAAACCCCCCATTTGTGCTTCCTTTTAAAATTATATTTGGATTATTAAGTGCAATTTTAAAAGCCTCTGATATTGGATTTGTAGAAGCATAATTTTCTAACATATAATTTGCTGAAGAAATATTTACTTTATTTCTATTTGTTAAATCACATACATCATTACCAATTCTTGATGTACTATCAAATAATTTATCTATTGGTGTTGAAAAATTCATTATATAATTATTATATATATTATTATAATTTTTAAATATAATTTTTAAATATAATTTTTAAATATAATTTTTAAATATAATTTTTAAATATAATTTTTAAATATAATTTTTAAATATAATTTTTAAATATAATTTTTAAATATA